ATATGTTAGTCTCAACTCCTGATCGTCACTTAGTTTTATTTGGAACTGAAACAACGATTGGAGATACCACAACTCAAGACGATATGTTTATAAGATTCTCTTCTCAAGAGGATATAACGGACTGGACACCTACGGCAATCAATAGCGCTGGCACACAAAGACTGGCTGCCGGCTCACGGATCATGGGAGCTAAACTAGGAAGAAATGCACTTTACGTATGGACGGATACTTCATTATTTACCATGAGATTTGTAGGTCAACCTTTTACCTTTGCTTATGAACAAGTGGGAACCAACTGTGGATTGATAGGAAAGAATGCAGCTGTCGAAGTAGATGGGGCAGCGTACTGGATGTCCGATAATGGTTTCTTTAGATTCACCGGTAAACTAGAATCTATGGATTGCTTGGTAGAAGATTATATTTATGAGGATATTAATACAACTTCGAATCAATTAATTTATTGTGGTATTAATAACTTGTTCGGAGAAGTAATTTGGTTTTATCCAACATCTACTTCCAACGTGGTTGATAGATGTGTGGTTTATAGTTATTTAGATTCAACCCCACAACGACCTATCTGGTTTACTAATGCCAGTTCTTTATTTAGAAGAAGCACCTGGCAAGATTCAGCTGTATTTGGTTTACCTCATGCAACGGATTATGATGCAAGCGTCGATACTTCATTTGATGTAACCGGAAATACCGATGGAACTACTATTTATTATGAACATGAGACCGGAGTTAATTATATTAAAGATGGAACTACCTATGCTATCCCTGCTCATATTCTTTCAGGAGATTTTGATATTACTCAAGATCAAAAACAAGGAATTACATTTAGAGGAGACGGAGAATATATAATGAGAGTGAGCAGATTTTTACCAGACTTTGTATCTCAAAGTGGAAATACAATAGTTGAATTAGACCTAAGAAATTTTCCTAATCAAACCGCAGCGAGCTCTACTCTAGGGCCTTTTACTATTACTTCAGCGACTAACTATCAATCGTGCAGGGCACGAGGTCGATCGGTTGCAGTCAAGATATCAAATACAGCGATAGATTCTAATTGGAAATTAGGTACTTTTAGGTTAGATGTACATGCAGGAGGAAGAAGATAATGCCATTTAAATCAGAGAAGCAAAGAAGATACCT